AGAGAATGTCACGTTTTGCTATGTTAATCTATTTTTTTGTCCGAAAGGACCATCTAATTTAAAATACATAGAAATTGATAGAGTGTATGGCAATGGCGATGAAGATAAAAAGTATAAAGAGTTAATAGCAGAAAGCTTTAATGAAAACTTGTGTACACATCAAAATTTAGAAACTATTAAAATAATATCTACAGAATTAGAAATCGAGTATTTGAAACTCGATAAACTTCCAAAACTTAAATATGTCGAATATCAAAAATCGAACGACGCTTCTTTTGACGATTCCAAAGTAATTCAGGCGTTTCTTTCACTCTTACGTAAACCTAATTTTAAACATTTAAAAGTAGACAAACGTCATTATGATCGTCTCACTTTTACTCTGACTAGTTAAGTTAATTATCGTCTAAGAATTTTAATAGTAGACACTATTAAAATTTAACTTTTATTATTTTTGCGAGTTATAAGAATATATAACTTTGTTAAAAATGTATTATTTAGATACAGTAGAAGATGTTAAAAATCGACCAGATAAAACTAAATTGAGTATCAGAACTATGTTGCCAGAAGATTTACTCGATCCCGAGGTATCAAGTCCTAAGCTAGTAAAGTACTTGGAATTAAGTTTAGGGTTTGGTTGTGATTATTCAGAGATGTACAAATATTTACATAAGAAAAATTGTGATTGTGATTCAATTGAACAGTGCAACAAATGTTGTTGGGATTTTAAGGCCAACGACAAGTTTTTGTGTAGGGATATAGTTAACTTTTGCAATATGGAAACTTTCATTGCAAGGGACGTTAATTTGGCACCGGAGATATGGTTCGAATTTGCTAAAAATGCAAAGTGTTTAAGAGAAATGTCGTTTTCTTCAAATAAAAATGGCGGTAGTTATTTTGATTTCGATGATGAAACACCTGAAAAAGAAAGAATTTTAGACATTGTGTTTAGAATACCAACTCTAGAGAGTGTCACTTTTTGCTTGTTAATTTATTTTTTTGTCCGAAAGGACCATCCAATTTAAAATACATAGAAATTGATAGAGTGGGTGGTGATGAAGATAAAGAGTATAAAAAGTTAATAACTGAAAGCTTTAATGAAAACTTGTGTACACATCAAAATTTAGAAACTATTAAAATAATATCTACAGAATTAGAAATCGAGTCTTTAAAATTGGACCAACTTCCAAAACTTAAATATGTCGAATACTTAAACGCTTCTTTTGACGATTCCAAGGTAACTCAGGCGTTTCTTTCACTCTTACGTAAACCTAATTTTAAACATCTAAAAGTAGACAAACGTCATTATGATCGTCTCACTTTTACTTTGACTAGTTAAGTTAATTGTCTTAGTGCAACAAGCAAATAGAACTACATGTCAACTGTGTTCAATGAGGTCTAATAAATTATTTTAAAACCTACCTAGCAATGGTTTTAAAATATTCCCAGTTGAGCATGATGGTTGAAAATCACAATTTTAAGATACAAGTCCTTTTAATGTTAAATAATAAGTTCCATCATCAACTTTAAAAGCAACGAGTTTAATTCCGTTCATATTTTTTTCTTTAATTTCAAACGATTCATATCCATTTACTACGTCAAAAATGTGTATTATACCCGGAACATTTTTATTTGTATCTGGATCATTGATCTGTGTACTGATTGCATCGTCTACATTTCCAAAACAAAATGCTGAAAATACACGTCCATCTTCAATGTCATCACTAGAGAAAAATCTAGGTCCTTCAAAAGGTTCAAGAAAATTTAATTGAAGTTCCCCTTGTTTGGTTCCAGAAAGAAGTAACATGAAATTATTCAAACCATGTATTATGAAAAAATCACCTTTTTTAAAATCAGATATATTTTCAAAATATGTGTCCATTATTGTTTTTTCTTGAAGTTCTTCTATATTTGACCATTTTTGTTTAATAAGCTGATTAACATTATACATGACACGAATAAATAAATCTTTCGATGAAAATATAATTTTATTTTCTGTATTATTGAAAGCATTATCAAAAGCTTTAAAAAAAGGTACACCCAAAGTCAATTCAGGTAAAATGTAATTAAATCCATTTTGAATAGAACACTCGTCGTTTATAAATTTTTCTATTTTTAATATTCTTGCTTCAGGTGTAGATGTTTTTTTAATTTTACTAGAAAATTTATGCAGAACGTATTCAAAAAATATTCTTGCAATTCGTCTTGCGTCGTTGTATTTTAAAAGTGTACTTTCTAATCTTCTAACATTTTGTGGTTCTTGGTTTTCTTCTGTATTTTCTCGTACATAAATTCTTATTTTTATTCCATTAATTGTTCCTTTAAGATAATCAGAAGCATTACATAAATAATCTTTAAAAGATGCTTTATGGTAGTTTAGATTATAAGTTGTCATAAAAATATGAACAAGTTTTTTTGTCATAGGTGAAATTTGAGCAGATAAGTCATAAGAAGTAAATGGTATACACAAATGTTGTCCATTTTTATGTTTTTTGACAGGAAGACGTAAAGGATGTATGGGTTCGGTGACTATAGTAAAAAAAGGAGGAGGAACTTTAAATGTTTTATCTGGAGGCAACCAAGATGCGTATAAAAGTCTAGTTTTTCCACTTTCGTCGATAAATTGTTCGGTAATAGTTAGTCCATTTAAATCTTTTAAAGTTTCTTCGTTAAAATTTATGTCATGTTCGTTTAACACGGTGGTAGGCGTTTTGTATTTTAATATTAATTTTTCAAAAAGTATTTTAATTACTTTAACTTCTTTGTCATAAGAATTAAATATTCCTGTAATTACACCTTTTTTACCTCTAACAGGTTCTCCTTTGGGTTTAGTATATTTAACAATAGTTTCACATTGAGGATATAAAATTTTATCAACATCACTGCCCATATGAATGTAAATAAAAATAACTTTATCGCGTACAGGTCTTAAAATATATGGACCAATTTCAGAATGTGTTGGTATGGTCATTTGTCCCCCAGATCCATATCTTTGAATAGCCTCTCCTATTTGTTCAACGTTTATTTCTACATCGTTGTCAACTCTTTTAACTGTAACACGTCCAATATTTCTCTCAAATAAAAAAATTGTAACATTGTAATAGTCTTCTACAATTTTTAAAAATCTTTTTGGATCAAAATATTTATCAGATTTTAACCATGTTTTAACTGTTTTAAGGTCAATGTCAAATGTTTCCTGTCTTGAAACTCCAATGTAAGAATTTGTTGTCATTGTTTTTCTAATTTCATTAATGTATTGTTTTCTTTCTTCAGAAGAATTTTCAAATTTCAAATCTCCTGTTGCTCTTGCTACTGCGTCAATAAAACTATTTGGTCCATAACGTGTTCCATATCTATAATAATTATCAGATGAAACTGAATTAAAAATTTTTGCAATGGAAGACGGAAGTGTGCCAAATATTTTGTCAGGAACAACTCTAGGTGTTTTGTATAATTCATGATCTGTCATATCTTTAGTTAAAATTTCTCCTTTATAGTAGTTTCCATATGGAGAGCCTCTTCTATTTTCTTGATTGGTTGCATAACAACATGGTAAAAATTTAAATGTGTCTGAATTAGACAAAGTATTAGCTCTCAATCCCGGATAAGGATGTGTAGTGTGTTTATCACATGAATAAATTCTAGGCTGTAAATTTCCTTCGCCGTTTAAAGGAAACGTAATTGTTTGAAAACCTTCGTCACGAAGTGCTAATGATTCAGGTTCTAAAACAATTCTAGGAGCTTTAGCACACTTTCTGGAATATAAAGGTAAAAATAATTCAGGAACAATAGTTGCCAATGTTTCTATTTGAGGCGTGTCAACATTATTAAATTTTTGTTTCTTTTTTTGACCAGAGTATTCTTGAAATTCTAAAAATCGATTGTCTATTCCAAGACCACCTGGATTCAATCTAATGTATGAATTATAAAATTTTAAAATTTTATCTAATTTTTCATAATATTTTAAAAAAATTCTATTCATAGATTCTTGAAAAAATAATATTTTAGATTTATTATCGATAGACGATATTCTTACTTTGATATACTGTGTGCCAATTTTTATTCCAGATCCTACAATACCATTATCTTTATTATGTGTTTTTGAAAGTATAAGAAGTGGATCATTTTCTGTAAGTATTACTTGATTAAGTAAACTAAAAGCAACTACACCAGTTGTTACATTTGTAAAATATATATATAAACGAGTTTGTTGTTTTGATACTTTAAATCTTTCATCGACATAAAGTTCTGAAAAACTTTTTTCGTTCATTATCATATCTAAAAATATTTCTTTTTGAAAATATCTATTGGCAATAAAATAAGAACCTTTTACGCTATTTTCAAATGTATCTCCGATTACTGGTTTGTCATTAATTTCATCGGGTAACAATAAATTTATGAGAAATTGTTTTAATATTTTTCTATCTTCAATAGAATCATAAATCGATACATTTAAATCAAATTCGACCAAAAGTTCACTTTTAGATAACTTAATAACGACATCAATAAAATCAGATCTTTTTTGTTGTTTACCTTCTTTTTTTTGTTTAGGTTCATTAATTAAAACTATAGACAATACATCT